CTGACAAGGTTCGTAAGATTATCGGTAAGAAAAAGGATGCAAGAGAGTTTGATGTTTTTAAAGATCAATTCATTAAAGGTGCTTCTAAGTATATCGCTCCTAATGATGCTCTTGATTTGTGGCATGATTTTGAAGCACATGCGGGATATTCGTTTAACAAATCACATGCCGTTGCTTACAGTACTCTCTCGTATTGGACGGCGTGGCTCAAGTACCACTATCCACTAGAGTTTATGTTTGCTCTTCTCAAAAACGAGAAGGATAAAGATACAAGAACGGAGTATCTAATTGAAGCGAAAAGAATGGGCATTCCAGTTAAGCTGCCTCATATTAATGATTCGGATAAAGATTTTAAAATTGAGGGTAAGGGTATTAGATTTGGACTCTCCGCAATTAAGTTTATTTCTGATACCATTGCTGATCGTTATATTGCTGCTAGACCATTTACTTCTTTCAAGCAGGTAGAAGAGTTTACTTTTACAAAAGGCAATGGGGTAAATTCTCGTGCCTTACAGGCAATGAATGCTATTGGAGCTCTTACATTTCCAGACAACCCAGCCGATGCAGAGAAGGTTAAGGAAAACTTATACGAGTATCTTAACCTTCCTGAATTTAATATGCCAGTTCCACAACATTATTATGCATATATAAATGATATTGAGGAATATGAGGAAAAAGGCGCTTTTATTTTGATGGGTATGGTAAAATCAATTAAGAGGTCAAAAGGATGGTCAAGGGTAGAGTTGTTAGATAAAACGGGAAGTGTGGGGATATTTGATGAAGAGAATACCGCCATCGAAGCTGGTCGCACGTATATTATTTTGGCTAATGATAATCGTATTGTTAGTGCCGTACCTGCCGATGAAATAAAAGAATCTAAAGATCCACTTATCAAGTTCTTAAACTATAAAATGTTGCCATATAAAGAAGATGAAATGTTTGTTGTTTCATTTAAGCCTAGAGTGACAAAGGCTGGCAAAAAGATGGCTTCGCTTACTCTTGCAGACTCTGGAAGAGAGTTACATGCTGTTACTGTATTTCCAACGGCATTTGCAAAAGCATATATGAATGTAGAACCTGGTAATGTATACAAATTTGAATTTGGAAAAACAAAAGATGGAACAGTGATAATGGAGGACGTAGTAAATGTTTGATGAGTTAGCTGAACAAATACATAAAAATGCAGTAGACAAAGGATTTTGGGATAGAACGGTAGATCCTATATTTGTAGCAAAACAAATGATGATGATTGTTTCTGAAGTGGTAGAGGCAATGGAGGCTCTTCGTAAAGAGATGGATCCAGATCAAATGTCAGATGAATTTGCAGATATTATTATCCGTACCCTTGATCTCTATGCTGGTATGATAGATGCAGGATATATGAAGAAATCTCTTGACTATGCTATTAAAGAAAAGATGGAAAAGAATAGCAACAGGCCACAGAAGCATGGGGTAAGATTCTAATGACATTAACAGTAGAGGAAGTTTTGGCTCAACTAAATCCCAAACTAAGAAAAAGCATCTTGGTTGGAGACGAGGTTCCAAAGACAGAATATGCAGAAACACCAAGCTTTGGATTAAACCGTGCATTAAACGGCGGTTTGCCATATGGTAGACAAGTGCTTATCTGGGGTAGCAAGTCTAGCGCTAAGTCTTCTTTATGTTTACAGATGATTGCTCTTGCACAAAAAGAAGGCAAGGTCTGTGCTTGGATTGATGCAGAAATGTCATATGATAAAGAGTGGGCAGATAAACTTGGTGTTGATACATCAAAGCTTATTGTTTCTCAGGCCAGAACTATAAATGAAATGGTTGATGTTGGAGTTAATCTAATGGAGGCTGGGGTAGACTTAATCGTTGTAGACTCAATAACATCCTTGCTACCAGCAATTTACTTTGAAAAAGATTCTACTGAGTTAAAGCAGTTAGAAAACACAAAGCAAATAGGTGCAGAATCTAGAGACTTCAGTAACGCATGGAAGATGCTTAACTATGCTAATAATAAGGTAAAGCCTACATTGCTTGTATTGATATCACAGTCTAGAAATAATATTAATGCAATGTATACAAGCCAACAGCCTACTGGTGGACAAGCAACTAAGTTTTATTCGTCTACCGTCATTAAATTATTCTCGTCTGAATCTGATAATCAGGCAATTAAAGGAAAGATACATGTTGGGGATAAACTCATTGAAGAAAAAATTGGTAGAAAAGTTCGTTGGGAGTTGCAATTTTCTAAAACTTCTCCAGCCTTCCAATCTGGTGAATATGATTTTTATTTTAGAGGCAGCGACGTGGGTATTGATACTGTTGGTGATCTTGTTGATACCGCAGAATTAGCAGGATTAGTTACACGAACTGGCGCATGGTATCAGTTAGAAGACGGAACTAAAGTGCAAGGTCGTGAAGGTCTCATTAATCGGGTAAGAGAGGATTTGGACTTGCAACAATCATTAAAGACCAAGTTATCAAATGTCTAATAACTTTAGTACATATCCTGGCAGGTTTCCATGCAAGACATGTAAGGAAGAAGTTAAAACTATCAGGATATACAAAAACACTGGAATGGGTACTTGGATGTGTTCTAAAAAACATTTATCTGAAGTTCATGTTTTTCAGGTAGGATATAAAAAGAAAAAGGATTATGAGCGAGAAGAACGAGAGTAAAAGGATAGGTGCTAAGCAGCACAAGAATTCTGGTAGAAATACAAAGAAGGGTGATGCTACTTGGAGAAATTTTGTTGTTGACTTTAAAGAAACAGCAAAGTCTTTTACTATAAATCAAGATGTTTGGGCTAAAGCCGTTACAGACTCAATTAGGGCTGGTACAGATAAGTCTCCAGCAATAGTAGTAATACTGGGTGAAGGTAATAAAAAGACTCGTCTTGCTATAATAGAGTTTGACTTACTAGATCAGCTTACGTGGGAGGCAAAAAATGACACAAGCAGTTCAATCTGATGGAAAAACAACAATAGAAATGGTTAATGGGCTATCCGAAATAGCCGATTTTATGAACGATGAAGAGCTAACAACTGCTCTCACAATGATTGCAAAACTAATAGTAAAGCCAGACATTCCGCCACAGGTAGCAAGCCTAGAGATAGTTAGATTGCAGGCCATTGCAGCAAAAATGTCATTTAAAGCAACATGGTTAACCAATGTTGATAAATCAGATAGATCTAAAAAAAATATTTACTATACAGCAGCAGAAGCAATTAATGACTTAGTATCTGCATTGAAATACATAATGCGGTAACTGATATAATAGAATAAAGGATTATATGACTAAAAACTTGATAAAGCAGATGATGAGAAAAGCTGAGGATGGACCTCAGTTTTTAGACTCTGCTGCTTTAATAGAAAAAATCAACAATGGCTATATTGCAAAGCGAGAAGCCAAGCATACTAAGAAGAAGACTTTTGCTCCATCAACCCTAGTCTTCGGTCATGGAGAATGTCCTAGATATTGGTATCTAGCATTTGAAGGAAATATATTTGAAGAGACTAGTGATGCTTATTCTGTTGCTAACATGACTAGCGGTACTAAGTCACATGAGCGAATTCAGCAGGCGATGCTGGATGGCGGGGTAGCTATTGAATACCTTGATGATGATAATAATCCAACTACAGAGTTTAAAGTAACACACAGCGATCCTCCAATTTTTGGATGGGGAGATGCAATGATTAAGTGGGAAGAAGACGAAATCATTGGTGAAATAAAAACAATGAAGGCTGAATCATTTGAAAATTATAAAATCAAAGGTGAGCCAGCAAAATATCACGTAATGCAATTGATTATTTATATGCGAGTATTAGGCAAGGCAAAGGGAGTTCTTATTTATGAAAATAAAAACAACCATGACTTGTTGGTTTTTCCAATCGAAGTAACAGAAGAATATAAGTTATGGATCAATAATACCTTTGATTGGATGAGAGAGGTCTATAAATCCTGGAAAGATAAAAATCTTCCACAAAAAAATTATAGATCAAACGCTAAGGTCTGTAAGAGTTGCCCAGTTAAAGCAGCCTGTGCCACCGCAGAACCTGGAGTAGTTAAGATAAGATCCCTGGAGAAGCTGAGTGAAGCAATGTGATAGATGCGACAACAAGTTTACTCCCAAAGTAAGCTATCAAATATATTGCAGTGAGCAATGTAGAGAAGAAGCTACTAGGGATAAAATTGCTGAGCGTTATAAAATTACTAGGCGACAAAAACGAAAAGGCAAAATAAGAAAATGCCTTGGAGGATGTGACCAAGTACTATCTATATATAACGATGATGGATTTTGTTCAAACTGCAATATCAGTAAAAAAGCTGTGGATAAAATGTTAAAACAAATCAAGGGGTATTTTGATTATGAGCAAGATTAATCAGCCATCTCATATTTGTGCTATTGATGCCAGCACTAATAGCCTTGCTTTTGCATTTTATACTTATAAAAAATTAACTGGGTATGGAAAAATAAATTTTGAAGGTAGCAATATATATGAAAAAGTTATAGATGCTACAACAAAGACTAGAGCTTTGTTTAATCATTATAATATGATTAATGCTATTGTTATTGAGCATACCGTTTTTATGAACTCTCCTAAGACTGCAGCAGATCTTGCTATGGTTCAGGGCGCAATCATAGGTGGTGCAGGACTATGTAATATTTCTGTAATTGGCAGGGTATCGCCAATAACATGGCAAAATTATCTAGGTAATAAGAAGTTGTCTAAGGAAGAGCAGTTACAGATAAGAACAGTAAATCCTGGAAAATCATTATCTTGGTATAAGTCATATGAGCGTGATTTCAGAAAGAAAAGAACGATTAAATTGTTAGAAATAGCATATGATAAAAAAATAGATGATTATGATGTGGCAGATGCAGCAGGTATTGGGCATTGGGCTATAAATAACTGGGAAAAAGCAGTTAAATTTGACAAGGACTAGACATGACTGGTAAACTATATACAAGTGAGGCTTGGCTTCGTAAGCGTTATGTTATGGATAAAAAGTCTCCACAAGACATTGCTAAAGAGTGCGGGGCAAGCGTAGAAACAATCTATGTTTATCTTGCTAAATTTGGATTGAGGAAATCAAAAAGATGAGCGACAAAGAAAAATTTATTATCAAGGTTGATCAGGTAAACCATCCGTACCACTACACCACTGATCCAAGCGGGGTAGAGGCAATTGAAATTACCAGACACAGAAACTTTAATATTGGCAATGCCATAAAGTATCTCTGGAGAGCTGGTATTAAAGATGAATCTAAGCATATTGAAGATTTGAAAAAGGCTATCTTTTATATACAAGATGAAATCAATAGACTAGAAGGCAAATATGACAGACGCAGAAATAGAAATCGTAAGACACCTTGATGAGGTAAATAAGGTTGTTGAGGAATATCTTAAGGGAAATGATCCCACTAAGATTTCTAAAACACTTAGCCTCCCAAGAACTCGTGTTGTTGCCCACCTAAATGAGTGGAAGGCGCTTGCATCTGCTAATGATGCTATTCGTGCTCGTGCTAAAGACGCACTAGTTTCTGCTGATGCACACTATACAAAACTAATTCAGCAGGCATATGAGGTTATAGATGATGCTACAACAACAGCAAACCTTAATGCAAAAACAACCGCTATTAAGCTTGTTATGGACATAGAGTCAAAGCGAATAGATATGCTTCAAAAGGCTGGACTGCTTGAAAACAAAGAATTAGCAGAAGAGATGGTAGAGATTGAAAAACGACAGGAAGTCCTTGTTGGAATTCTTCGTGATATAGCATCAGAACATCCAGAGGTTCGTGATTTAATTATGCATAGACTTTCTGCAATTGCTAAAGATGGAGAAGTGATTACGGTTGTCCACAATGTTCAATGAATTTCTTGAGGCATTACAGGATAATCATTTTGAAGAAACTCCTGTAGATGTAAAAACATTTGTAGAGTCTCCAGATTATTTGGGGCAGCCTCCACTGTCCTCAATTCAATATGACATTGTTGAAGCAATGAGCCAGATCTATCGTAAAGAAGATTTACAGGCTTTGATGGGCACAGAGCAAGGAGAAAGACACTATGCTAAATATACAAAAAATGAAATTATTCTTCAGCTCGGAAAAGGCTCTGGGAAAGATTTTGTTTCTACTGTTGCTTGTGCTTACGTTGTGTATAAGCTTTTATGCCTTAAGGACCCAGCAAGATATTACGGTAAACCTAGTGGCGATGCCATAGATATTATTAACGTTGCTATCAACGCAGAACAAGCAAAGAATGTTTTCTTTAAGGGATTTAAAACTAAGATTGAAAAGTCTCCATGGTTTGCTGGAAAGAATGAACCAAAAGTAAACTCTATTGGTTTTGATAAATCTATAACCGTTTATTCAGGACATTCTGAGCGTGAATCTCATGAGGGTCTTAACCTTTTTATGGCGGTACTTGATGAGATTTCTGGTTTTGCCACAGAAGTAGGAACAGGAAACGATCAAGGAAAAACCGCTGATAATATTTATAAAGCATTTAGGGGTACTGTTGATTCTCGTTTTCCAGATCTTGGTAAAGTCGTTCTCCTATCATTTCCTCGTTATAATGGAGACTTCATTTCAAAACGGTATGAAGATGTAATTATGGAAAAAGAAGTAATAGAACGTAGGCATAAGTTTATTATTAATGAAGAATTACCAGAGGGACCTGACAATGAGTTTGAGATTGTATGGGAAGAAGATCATATTCTGTCTTATAAATATCCTAGAATGTTTGCATTAAAAAGACCTACATGGGAAGTAAACCCTACTAGAAAGATTGATGATTTTAAGATAGCATTTTTAACAGATTTGGGAGATGCAATGATGCGTTTCCTCTGTACCCCAACATATTCATCTGATGCATTTTTTAAGCAGAAGGAAAAACTTGAAAAATGTATGACGCTTAGAAATCCTGTGGATAATCACAGGAGATTTGATTTGTCTTTTAAGCCAGACCCTGATAAAATATATTATATCCATGCAGACCTTGCACAAAAGCACGACAAGTGTGCAGTAGCAATTGCACATGTTGAGCGATGGGTAAATATACAGGTAATCAAAGATTATGAACAGGTAGCGCCTATCGTTGTTGTTGATGCCGTTGCATGGTGGGAACCAAAAGTGGAAGGTCCAGTAGATCTTTCTGAGGTAAAAAAATGGATTATAAATCTTCGCAGAGAAGGTTTTAATATTGGTATGGTTACATTTGACCGTTGGCAGTCCTTTGATATTCAACAGGAATTAAAGGCGGTAGGAATGAGAACTGATACCGTTTCAGTAGCCAAGAAACATTATGAGGATTTGGCTATGATGGTATATGAAGAGAGAATCGCAATGCCTATGATTCCTTTGCTTCTTGAGGAGATGAGTGAGCTTAAGATTATGAAAAATAATCGTGTTGACCATCCTCGCAAGAAGTCAAAGGACTTAGCAGATGCCGTT